AAAATTTAGTAATGCTAGATAAAATTGCTGTAAAAGGACAGACAGCACCTGTAACAATTTATACTATACTAAATGATCACAAGTATGCAAGAGTAGTAAACAGAATGGTAGATGCATACCAAAACAGAGAGTGGGCAACTTGCTCAAATCAAATAGTTATAATAAAAGATCATGAATGGAATAATACACTTGCAGATTTGTATGCAGAAAGAATTAAACAACCAATGCCTGTAGGTGATTGGGACGGAGTTGAACGTAAAACAACTAAATAGTAGTATGAAAAACTTTTTACACAATATAACACAGAAAGTAAAGCCTTCATTAGTATGGCTATGGCAAAAGACTAAGATTGCAGTCCAGTTTATCGTAAAACTATTAATTACAATATGGAAAGCAATACTAAGACTTTGGTTTAAAATTATCTATGAAGAATATGAATTAACAGTATGGTACTTAAAAGATTCTGTCAGAGATAAAGACGGAAACATCACAACTACAAGATCACATAAAAGATATCTTTTAAAGAAAATTTCTAAGAAAACTCCAAAACATATCAAAGGAAAGGATATGGACGGAAGAGCATTTGAAATTAGAACTGTAGAACCTTTTGATTATCAGATAAGAAAAATTTATTAATTACTCGTCTGGGGTCCAATCCTTTAAATTTCTAAAAAACATATAGTAATGTCTAAAATCTTTCAGTTGTTGTTTAGCATGGAAAAGTTCTAAAGGAACTCCCTTACCATGGTTAACTAATGGAAAATAATATCTTTTAATAATTCTTTCTAATTTTTTTGTATCGGCACCTAAGGCATCTAAAATTATATTATTAAAAAGGCGGTCAGTAACCAGGTCAACTAGCCAATAATGATGAGGATTATCTGGATTATATCTTCTAATTACTTCTCTAGATTCGTAAAATAATGCTCTAATTGGATTCATACCTGGCCTGTAAGGTTGCATAGTTTCTTTGAATCTAAAACTTTCATGCTCTGAAGACATGTTTTTCATTACACGAGCGTAGTCTTTTTTCATTGCTTCGTTTAGAGATTCGATATTTTCACCAATATTCTGGTGATACTCTTTTAGAAGTTTATCAAACATTTTTTGATACTTTGCGGGTAACTGGTCATAATAGACATCTTGAATTTGGTCTATTTCTATGGCCCCTTCTAGTAATGTATGTGGTATGGTTTTAGTTCTTTGAAACTTGTCTAATTCGGTTGTTATCCGCAAAATAACAAAATCGATTATTTCGCCTTTGCTCATGTCTAGTATTTATCAAGAATTTATTTGTAGTATTGTGTGTAGTTTATCTGTGCCACCGTTTTTATGTAAGGTAATTTTTGCCCCATTATGTAATGGCTTAGGCCATTGACCAATGTCTACCCAGGCATAACCGGCACTCTCTCCATTAAGTTTTGGTGGCTGGAATTCTTGTTCTACTACATAAACGAAACTGTAATAGTAAAAGTTTTTGTCGCTACTTTGATATACATCTATAGGATTTAGTTTTTGTAGTTCTGGAACGAACCCGATTTCCTCTTCTAATTCACGTTGTATACATTGATAAGGAGATTCTCCTACTTCAATTATACCTCCCCAAAAACCCCATGTGTGATTAAATCGTTTGTTGCCCTCTCTGAGTTGCAACATACATCTGCCTGTATCTTTAGCAAGGAATACTACTCCTGCCGCTGTTGTTGTCATCTTAAAGTGTTAATCTCCAAAATCCTGGATTGTATTCTCCTTCATAACTACTTATCCAGATTCCGTCAGCCCACTTGTATTGACTGGTTGTAAATGTATTAATTACTTGTTGTTCTGTAGTATTTGCACTAGAGTCAAATACAACTATCCATTTAGAACCGTTGTATTGTATAATGTCGTTTGCAGAAGCATCAACACTCCATTTTGGGTATCCTGTTACAGATAAATCTTCTGTAATTAAATATCTTTGATCAACTGCCGCCGCGGCTAATGTGCCGTCTCCAGGAAAAGAATCTCTTGGGTCTATAATTTTATCTACTGCGGTTAATGTTGTTGAGGGCAATGTTTCTTTATCTATATTAAAAATTAATGAAGTCTCACTTAATGGATTAGCAGTTACAGTACCTATTACTTCGTTTAGTAGGTCGTCGCTGTCTGTACCAATATTTAATTTTAATAGACTAGTTGCAGTAAGTTCTCCTACCATATCTATAATATCACTCCACTTTTGCGGAACTCCACCTGCATCTACAAGAGTAGCACCGCTACCCACTATTTGTATATAATAATCATTTGGTGTAACAACTATTTCAGCAGTATCTTCAACGTTACCAAAGAAGTCGCCGTAGTCTTCACTAAAGCCTAAGCCTTCTACACTATTGGTTGAATGTACATCTGCTATAATACGTTGTATAATACTTTGTCTTTTGACTTTTGCTGGAGGACTTATCCAAATAGGTATGGCAAATGTTAAAGTAGATATATCTAAATTTTCATCAACACCTGCAGGTATGCCTCTACTACTCCATGCAATATCTGTTAATTCAACCTCAAATACACTAGACCAATCTAATGGATTATCGTTACTTTGTAATTGGATACTGGGATTAAATAAAACAAATATTTGTTCTAGAACCTGTAGTTTAGTATCTGTATTAGTAGTCCATATGTCTACTTGAAGTGTCATATTAAATGGAACAGGCATATACCTTTGTGTAGTATATAAATTACCTTGTTCAGATGTATATTTTCCTTGTACAGAATCCCATTCTCTTTCTGCAACTTGATTAGTATCAACTAAGAATGGTTCATGTGTTCTATCTCTTGCCGGCTGTATACTAGCAATGTTTACACTTATAAAAGGTGCAGAGTTTATTATGTTTTCTGAATTATTTCTTAAAATGCTAGAAACCATTCTTTGTGCATCACCGTATCTTGCAGGTATACGATTATATTTTACGCCTTTTTTAGTATTCTCTCTTACTTTAAAATTAGAGAATATTCGTATGAGTTGAATTAGATATCTTTTTATCTGCTCGTCATACCAATAATCTAAATTTTTTCCTGCCATTTTATTCTTCTTCCAAATCTATTTTGTTTTGTATGTCTCTAATAGCATCTTCAAATACTTCTTCTAATTCGTAAATAGCACTTTCTAAATTATTTTTTGCCCTGTAAACTTGATTGACATTATATTCGTCTAATTCCAGTCCGTGTTGTTCTGCTATATTAGAAAGACTGCTAATAATTTCCATGTGCATATCTGCATATTTAATATTTTTTGTTTCTTTTCTTGCAGATTCTAAAGCACCTTGCAAGTCATATAACTTGTCTTCTAATGGACCTAGGTCTTCTTTTAAAATTATGTCGTTTAGTTTCATTTTAATTATCCGTTTTTGGCTTTAATACTTTACTTAAATTTTGTCTTTCGTTTATTGTTTCACCATCATTTGTATTTGTTAAGTTATTGTTATTGATAAACCCTTGTAAGATTCTATTAGCCGCTGACCAAACACCTCTACTATCGGTACCAACATTTAACCAACGTGTTCCAGACTTTTTAAATAGTCTGTTAGGACTAAAGTCTGTCCTTAAAAAATAATCGCCGTCACTTGTTCCACTTTGTGGAAAACTTTCTCCACTGCCTACTAAACTTATTCCGTTTATAGGTGTACCGTCTCCAGCCGCAAAGTCTAATGTCGGTGACGGTTTGCCTGGTACTGAATCATCAAAATATAAATGTGCAGTATCTCTAAACTGTGGTGCAAATGGAACGTCATTTTCTGCTTGTTCTAATATTTTATCATTAATATTAATTTCATTTGCGTATGTACTGATTAGATTTCTTAAATCTTCTTCCTCTTCACCTGTACCAAGAATGTCTCTGTATTCTTGACTATCAGTTATTGGACCTAATTTAACTCTCCAAAGATGAGGCCACCAACGAGGGTCGTATCCTTCTGCTGGCCTGCTTCCGTCAGTAACTACATAAAATCTGTTTATTGCCTCTTCACTACCTAATAATAAATCGTCTCGTAAATGAGGAAGTTCTAGTACATCACCGGGCATTAATTTCCTGCCTATAGATTCAACCATGCTTTCAATATGGAAGTTCATGAACAATGTATCATTTGCTAGGAACATACCAAATTGTGTTAGATCAAAGGCATCATTATCACCTAAATTGTATTGTCCTCGTAATTCGTATATGTCTTCGCTATACTTTCTATCTCTGTTTTCTAAAAATAGTAAGTCTTGTATAAACACTTCTGAATTACTGCCGGCACTTGAAGGCCTTGTAGGATCATTTTCGTCTACAGTTTCATGTACTCCTAAATATTTATGAATATTTACTCCGGTTCCTCCGGCGTAGATGTGCTCACCAACTATTCTGTCAGTAAAAGTGTAGTCATTTCCCTTGACCGGATTCCATAAACTTAATCTAGGCATA